AATGGGGCAGATGGTCATGCCGCCACAAGTTCATGCTGTTCAAGCGACGTACACGCGTCCGGATGGCCGCGTTAAGATCGAAGCGCTACCGCCAGAAGAATTCCTAATCAGCCGTGAAGCAAAAAGCATAGAAGAGGCTGACTTTGTTGCCCACCGTCGCATCGTCACTATCTCTGAGTTAGTGCAGATGGGCTATGACGCTGAGCAGTTCGAGACAATCGGCAGCGTGCACGATGACATGGAAATGAACATTGAGCGCACGACGCGCAACCCGGCGCTACATCACGAGATGAACCAGCGCCATGACGACGCGATGCGCAAGATTATGTATGTGGAATCGTATATACGCGTTGACTACGATCAGGACGGGATTGCAGAGCTGCGTAAGATCTGCACCGTTGGTAACTCAAACAAGTAATTATGAACGAACCGGTCGATATGGCGCCGTTTTGCGCGTTCTGCCCGGACCCCGAAGCACATGACTTTTTTGGCATGTCTGTAGCTGATACGGTGATGGACATCCAGCGGATCAAAAGTAATGTGATGAGAAACACATTAGACAGCTTGGCGATGGCGATCCACCCACGCATGGCGGTGGTTGAGGGCATGGTTTCGTACGAAGATGCCATGAATACCGAGGTTGGTGCTATAATCCGCCAGCGCGCCGCCGGCCAGGTGCAGCCGATCACGATGCCGTTTGTGGGGCAGCAAGCGTTTCCAGTTCTGAGCTACCTTGACGAGATCAAGGAAGCGCGCACGGGCGTCACAAAGGCCTCGCAGGGGCTTGATAGCTCTGCTCTGCAGTCAACGACTGCCGCAGCCGTTAACGCGACTGTGACGCAAGCACAGCAGCGCATAGAGCTAATCGCGCGTATCTTTGCAGAAACTGGCATGAAAGACATGTATCGCATGATCCTGCGCTTGATCGTTAAGCACCAGGACCGTCCGCGCATGGTGCGTTTTAATGAGGATTTTGTTGAGATCGATCCGCGCGTGTGGGACACAAACATGGATGTTTCAGTAAACGTTGCGCTGGGTCGCGGCACTGATGTAGATCGCATGAACATGTTAATGCAGATCGGAAACATGCAGAAAGAGTCAATCATGCAAATGGGTCCAATGAACCCAGTAACTGACTTGTCAAAACTTACTAATACTATGCGCGAGTTTGCAGTGTTGGCTGGATACAAAGACGCTAACCAGTTCTTTAATGATCCGGAAACATATCGTCCACCGCCACCGCAGCCAAAAGAACCTAAAATTGAAGAGCAGCTAGTCGCAGTGCAGATCCAGGAGATCCAGGCAAACATGCAGAAGAAAGCTGCAGAACTGCAAATTGAGCAAGAGCGCATCAGAATGGAAGACGACCGGAAGCGTGATGAGTTAGACGCGGAGCTGTTTATGAAGGCGGCAGAGATGCAGGCGAAGTATGGCACGCAGGTCGACGTTGCGCAGATCAGATCAGAAATGGAAATAAATCGTGAGGTGTTGAAGGCGCAAAACGATGTCATCAAAGGATCGCTAGATGACTAAATCTAAGCAGCAGATCATTGACGATGGAAAGATGGCAGAGCGTCTTCTTGGCGACACAGATCTGGAGCGATTTTTTGAGGAAATGGAAACAGAATGTTGGACCCAGTTTAAAAGTTCGACATACAGTGACACAGCCGCCAGAGAAGCGGCGTATACGAGAGTAGCGGGAATTGAAGCAGTGCGCACCTATCTCAGGGCAATGGTCGATAATGGGACTATTGCGCTAAAATCGAAATGATAGCATAATGCGGAGATAGAAATGGCAGAAACCAACAACCCACAAGGGATTGGCTTGTCAGAAGCACAAAACGCAATCAGCGCCATGATGACACCCCCTGCGGATACTGTCGAGGTAGCTGAAGCAACAGCATCTGAAGCCACAGAGGAGCTAGTTGAAGAGCAGGAGCTTGAGGCTGGTTATGAAGCGGCGGAAGAGGTCGAAGAGTACGAGGAGCAGTCAGAGTACGAGGAAGAATACGATTCTCAGGACATACTTTCCATGCTTGTGGAGGTAGACGGCGAAGAGAAAACCGTAGACGAAATCAAAAATGGCTATCTAAGACACAGCGACTATACCAGGAAAACGCAAGCCCTGGCGGAAGAACGCAAAGCGGTCGACCAGCGAGAGCAGGCAATCCAACAACAAGAGGCACAGTACGCTCAATTACTTCCAGCGTTAGCGCAGAAAATTGAGTCGATGGCGGAACCAGAACCAGATTGGGACAAACTGTACGACACAGACCCCGCACTGGCGCAACGAGCAGAACGTAAGTACAACCAGCAAAAGCAAGAGCGTGAGCAACAGCTAGCTGCGATACGACAAGAGCAAGCTCGCTTGCAACAACAGAACCAGCAGCGCTTGGCGCAAGCCGAGGCGCAATACGAAGCGGAGCAGCGTGAGCTGATACCACAGATTATCCCGGAATGGCGTAATCAGGACGTGGCGGCAAACGAAGCCTTGGAACTACGCAACTACCTGCTAGATGCAGGATTTGTTGACCAGGACATCCAGGGTCTTAAAAATGCAATGCTGATCAAGATGGCGCGACAATCCATGCTCTATGAGCGCGGGAACGCAAAATTGAAAAAGGCAAAAGTGAAGCCGAAAGGTAGCACAAAAAAGCCGCTCAGAGCTGGATCTAACAATAGCCGACCTATGACTAAGCCTCGCGGACAAGCTGAAATGCAACAGCTAAAACGTACAGGCCGAATGCAAGATGCACAGGCTGCAATCAAACAATTGCTCAAATAGGAGGCCACTATGGCAATCGTAGCAAATACATTTACATCGCACAGCGCGGTGGGTATCCGCGAGTCACTCGCCGATATCATCTCAAGCATTTCACCAGAAGAAGTGCCAGCACAATCTAACCTTGGCTCAGAGAGCGTTTCTAACACTTACTTCGAGTGGCAGACAGATTCTTTGGCAGCTGCGTCGACTACAGCGCGCATCGATGGTGATGATGTCGCGTCATACGACAGTACATCAGCGACCACACGCGTTGGTAACTATACGCACATTCTACGCCGCACAATGATCATCGCCGACAACCTTGGCGCACAGGATCTTGCGGGACGCAATGATGAGTACGCATACCAAATCGCTAAGCGCGGCAAAGAGCTTCGCCGGGACATCGAAAAGACGATCCTGGATAATAATGCTCAAGTGGCCGGGTCATCTTCTACAGCTCGTGAAACAGGCGGCATTGGCGCTTGGATCGCGACAAACGAGAACGTCGGCACAGGCGGCGGCTTGACAACTGGCAACGGTACGACAGCTCGTACAGACGGCACGCAACGCGACTTAACTGAAGCTATGGTCAAAGACGCAATGCAGCAAGCCTTCACAACAGGTGGTCAGCCAAGCATCTTGATGGTTGGTCCGCACAACAAAACTGTCGTGTCAGCTTTTGCAGGTATCGCGGCACAGCGTTACCAAGCGCCATCAGACAGCCCAACTACGATTATAGGTGCTGCTGATGTATACTTGTCCGACTTCGGCACTTTGAGCGTCATTGCTAATAGGTTCCAGCGTGAGCGTGACGCCCTACTACTTGACCCAGAATATGCGTCAGTATGTAACCTGCGTCCAATCCAGACTGTAGAACTTGCCAAGACCGGCGATGCTTCTAAAGCCATGGTGCTCTGGGAAGGGGGCTTAAAGGTACTTAACGAGGGTGCACACGCAATCGTGGCAGACTTGAACGTATCATAATAACAGCGGGGCGGCTTCGGTCGCCCCTCTCGTATGAGGTTTTTATGCGTCGTATTTTTGACCAAGATCCTATGACAGGTATTACTCGCTATTGGCACATGCGCGATAACGGTGAGTTTGTTATTGAGACACAGCAAGACGTGCAGTCACTCGTTGATATGAACAAGCGTGACCAAAACAATCAAAAAGATGGGTGGGGCGACGGTCGCCATGTAGCCAGGATTCCTCTGCCAGTTTACTATGACTTGAAACGCAAGGGCATCATTGATGATCCAAAGGCGTTTATGAAGTGGCTGAGCGACAGTGAGAATGAGCGCGTGCGGACCAAGACCGGTAGATTAATATAGGACAACGTGGTATAACTAGGCCAATCTTAAGGAGATCAACATGGCAATTACAACTTATGCAGAATTGCAAACTGCAATCGGAGATTGGCTGAACCGTGCTGATCTTGATCAAAAAATTCCAGACTTTATTAGCCTGGCAGAAAGCACGTTAAATGACGTATTGCGTAGCGCTGACATGGTTGCGTCCAATACAGCCGCCATCACGTCAGGCCGCGCTACATTGCCGTCGGATGCGCTAGAAGTTGTATATGTCCAGGTCGCGTCTACAGAAGATGAGCCGCTTGAGCAAATTACGCCGCAACAGCTAACAATGCTACGTCGTACGCGTACACGCGATGCAGCAAACCCGCGTTTCTTTGCAATTATTGGGCGCGAGTTAGTCGTAACACCTTCGCCTTCTGGATCGTTGTCAATGGACATAGACTACTATCAGCGCATTCCAGCGCTAACGTCTAGCAACACGACAAACTGGCTTTTGACAGACGCACCGCACGTTTATCTTTACACGTCATTGCTTCATGCAACGCCGTTCCTAATGGATGATGCGCGTTATCAGGTGTTTAACAATACTGTATCGCAGCAAGTAATGGCGGCAGTTAAGTCGCAGCAAACGCTATCGTTTGATGACGTTAAATCTGCTGGCTTCTCGCTGTCTGCGCCTGCTGACGTTGCATCTGCTCAACAATCTGCATTGGCTGCTGTTAGCAACGCTGCAAACAATGGGTAAGGTAACTTATGCCTAGCACATACCAAGAGCTGAAAGATGAGGCGCTAAGTTTCATCAACAACATGGCAGCGGAGCAAAGCATCGATACGTTTGTTGATCTGTGCGAGGCCGATCTGTCGCGTAGGTTGCGGCATTGGCGTATGGAAAGGCGATCAACGGCGGTTCTAGACACACAGTATACAGCGTTGCCGAATGACTTTAACGCACCGTTACGATTCTCTCTTACTGGCGATAACTTTTACAAGTTAGATATGGTTTCACATTCAGAGATTATGGCGCGCCGTGAGCAAAATAATAACACAGCTGGGCGACCAAAAGTCATAGCTATGACGGCAGATACATTTGAAGTGCAGCCATCACCTGACCAGGAATACACCTTAGAAATGGTTTATTATTCTAAGGTTCCAGCATTATCGGCCTCTAACACGTCAAATTGGGTTTTAGAGTATTATCCAGACGCGTATCTTTATGGGACTTTAGCGCACTCGGCTCCATACTTGCACGAAGATTCAAGAATGCAAACCTGGTTGTCTTTGTATAATAGCGCAATTGATGCTATAAATACAGAAAGCGAGCGAGCCGAATTTGGGCGCTCTAATATGAAAATGAACATAAGGAGCTTTTAGATGGCGAGTTTTACAAAGGTAAACGATTTCGTCAAAAACATGGCGAACGCGATGGATTTGGACGCAGACACGTTGGCGGTTGCGTTATCAAACACTGACCCAACGGCGGGAACAGATGTAACAGCGGATGGTAATGGTGTTTTAGCTAACATCACAGAGATCGCTTACACAAACTTGTCATCACGCACACTGGCGAATGTCACCAGCACACAGGCATCAGGAACATACAAGCTATCTGCGGACGATCTGACGTTAACTGCATCAGGTGGATCAGTTGCAGCGTTTCGCTATGTTGTGATTTACAACGACACGCCAACATCACCAGCCGATCCTGTGATCGGATATTACGACTACGGGACATCCTTGACCTTAAACGATGGTGATACGTTCACAATCGACATCGGGACAAACGGCATCCTAACAATGGCATAATGGAGGGTCATCATGGCTAAACTTTTTAACAGAGCCAAGATGACGACATCCACAACTGGAAGCGGAACCGTTAGTCTATCTGATGCAGCGGTAGGCTTCCAGACATTCGCGGCAGCGGGTGTTTCTGACGGGGATGTTGTACAATACGTTATAGAGGAAGGTGGCAATTTTGAGATTGGCACTGGTACTTATAGCAGTAGTGGAACATCTCTAACTCGTAGTCCAACAGAAAGCAGTAACTCAAACGCAGCTATTACTTTAGCTGGTGCAGCAAAAGTATCAATCACCGCAGTAGCGGCAGACCTTAATCGTCTACAGCACGACGGGTCAGACAAGGTTACAGTTTCGTCAACGGGTGCATCTGTAACAGGCAACTTGGCGGTATCTGGTACGGTTGATGGGCGCGATGTAGCGGCAGATGGAACGAAGTTAGATAATATAGAAAGTGGAGCTACAGCAGATCAAACTGCGTCAGAAATTAAAACAGCTTATGAAAGTAATAGCGACACTAACGCATTCACAGATGCTTTGCAGGCAAAGCTAAATGGCATTGAGGCAAGCGCAGACGTTACAGATACAGCAAACGTCACAGCCGCAGGCGCATTGATGGACAGTGAGGTGACAAACCTTACGCAAGTCAAAGCGTTTGATAGCAGTGATTACGCTACAGCAGCTCAGGGTTCGACAGCGGATGCGGCCTTGCCTAAAGCTGGCGGCACGATGACAGGCTCTATTCGCTTAGACCAGGACAGTTTGTCAGCAAGCGGCGGCACATTAACAATTGATCTGGATGCAGCGAACAACTTTAAAATCACCATGTCAGCAAGCACAACATTTGCATTCAGCAATGTATCGGCGGGTCGTGGCGGTAATCTTATCATTGTGCAGAACGCAACAGGCGGTTATTCTTTTACGCTTCCAGCGGCATGTAAGACACCTGTTAACGGCGCGTCTATTGTGCAGGCAACCAATGCAAACGAGATCAGCATTTTGTCTTACTATGTGGTCGATAGTTCAACCATCTTGGTTAATTATATCGGTGACTTTGCATAGGGGGCCGTAGTGCAGCAAATTGGCTTCCAAAAGAAAGTAGAGTGGAATACATCGGTTTCGACGAACCGTAGTACCACAACTACGTTCAATACCTCACGCAGCACAACCACCACTTTTAATACAAGCCGTAGTACGTCAACAACGACTACGACGACCTTTAACACGTCCCACAGCACCACAACGACTTTCGCGACTAGCCATAGCACGACTACCACTTTCGCCACTAGCAAGGCCACTACAACGACTTACACGACGTATTACAACACGTCACACGCTACAACGACAACATTTAACACCAGCCACAGTACGACGACTACGTTCAACACGACCCGTGCTACGACTACCACTTACACAACGTATTATAATACTTCACATAGTACGACGACGACCTTTAATACGTCACGCGCTACGACAACGACGTATCAGACTAGCCATACTACAAGTCACAGCACAACGACGACTTTCAATACAAGTCGAGCTACTACTACGACATACGCAACAAGTCGAAGTACAACTACTACATATCAAACATCGCACACAACATCGCACAGTACCACTACGACGTTCTCGACAAGTCGCAGTACCACTACAACGTACAATACGTCACGATCTACGACTACGACTTACAATACGACGCGATCTACAACGACAACCTACACGACTACTTTTGCAACATCGCGGTCAACTTCAACATCGCGGTCAACGACAACGACATTTAACACTTCGTTCCAAGACTATGTAGCAACAGATTACATGGCGGTAAATTACGTCGTTAATACATCGCAAAGCACAAGCCGATCAACGACTACGACGTTTAACACCACTACAACCTTTAATACATCTCGTAGCACGTCACATAGCACAACTACGACTTTTGCAACCTCACACAGCACCACAACGACTTTTTCGACAAGTCACAGCACTACCACAACCTTTAACACTAGCCGCGCGACTACAACCACTTACACAACCTACTACAATACCTCTCACAGTACTACGACTACGTTCAACACAAGTCATAGCACGACAACAACATTCTCCACGACCCGCGCGACCACCACAACTTACACGACGTACTATAATACGTCGCATAGCACGACTACGACGTTTTCTACATCTCAGGCAACAACCACCACCTATACGACCAGCCACACAACAAGTCACTCAACAACAACGACGTTTGCTACATCGCGCAGTACGACGACCACTTACGCAACTAGCCGCAGTACGACCACAACGTATCAAACGAGCCATACGACATCGCACTCGACAACGACGACATTTAATACAACCCGTGCGACGACGACCACTTACAACACCACAAGGTCAACAACGACAACATATTCTACAAGCCGCAGCACGACGACTACGTTTACCACAACTTTCAGTACGTCATCGACATTTACAACGACTTTTGCTACTACTCGAAGCACCGTAACGACGTTTAATACTTTGCGCGTGACATCATTCTACGACCCTTCATCCTAATGCTATTATGCAAAAATGGTACGGATCGCGGATTAATCGTAAAGCTGCAATGTGGGAGTAAAGCAGATGGAAATGTTTAATCGCGCCTCTATTAAAGAGCGCATTGGCGACGACATAAAAAAATCCGAAACATTATATCACCTGAAAGATTGCGAAAAGCACTTTCTAAAGTTGGCCAAAAAGTACCGTATCGAACACGCTTACGACGTTGTGGCTAACGAATTAACGTATTTTAAAACGATACAATACACAGAATGGGCGCATTGTTTTTCGATGAACCCATTAAATCAAGAAATGCGCGTCCAGCAAATGGAACATGCGTCGGTGTCATCAGAAGTCGATCATTATGATTTTCTTGGATACTTTCGTGAAAAGCTAACAGCAAAAACGTCAAATAAGTATCAAGACATAAAGCAGACTGATGTAGAGCAACGGGATCACCTGATCGTGCCAGTGGGCAGCAACAAGTTAAAGCAGACAATTTGTCTTAACAAGCTGTGCTACCTGCGCGACAAGTACGATGGCAATATCTGGTTTAAGCCTCACCCGTTGACGACACACGCTCTTGTAGGTGAATTGCGCGATATTCTTGGAGATATGGTGCTAGATCGCAGCCACGACGTTTATGCGCTACTACAGGACGCAGAGGTTGTTCACACTAGCCATATGTCAGAAACTTGCGTTTATGCTGTCGCGATGGGCAAAGAAATAGACCCGATTGACGTGTACAACGAGGTACACAAGGGGTCTTTCTACCATATCAACCGTATGATGTTTTTGTCTAATAATCCTGCGGCAACCATCCAGAGTTGCTTGAACGGGGTTGAATGTGGTATTGTCAACCCAGAAATACAGGATGATTGGCAAAGCCGAATGTCGCAATATTTTGAGTACATCTTTGATCAGCGTGAAAAGCGCAAAGGTCACTATGTATCGACAGTAAAAGGGTACGACTACTAATGGCAACAATAGTCACACGCGCAGGCAAGGGTTCAGCCCTTACGCATACCGAAATGGATGCAAACTTTACTAACCTAAATTCTGAAATTCCTTCAGAAACGGCGAGTGTATGGAATGAAATTCTGTTTATGAACACTCCCGAAAGAAGGTACGACAAAAACGTGTACTATAAAGGCGGAAACGCAACACCAAGCGATAGCACCCTAATGAGTACAGGATTAAATTTTGGTGCCGTATCTTGGTCAGGATTTGCAATTAAATCGCTTGGCGCACCTAATAGTTACTCTTGGTCGCCAAATGTAAGTTGGGGACAGCCAATCACTAATTTGTGGACTGGAGGAACTTCGATAGTCTATCCAGATCAACCTGGCTACGGAACTTACGCTGCAAACTTCAATGCGGGTACAACTTCACTTCAAGTGGACTACAATTATACCTTAGGGCCATTTAATGTTAATGCGTTTTATATGGACGCTTTTAGTTCAGGTTATGAATTTGATAAAATAACCCTGTACGCTTATGTCAATTCTGCTTGGACAGAAATAGATAGCTGGGAGACAAACACAAACCAAGATACTTGGAGACTGTTCGATACCGTCAGCGCCTCTTCTTTAAGATGGAAAGCTGAAGGTGCTTCCACTAATTTTGTATTTCGTCAAATGCAGTTTGCAGGGGTTAATTCTCCTGCCGCATCAAAATATGTCGATACACCAAATAAAAGTTTAGGTTCTAATATTGGGAATAGTTGCACTGCTTATGCGGTTGTAAAGGGAACCAATTCTGGATGGACGTTTGGAGTATCACGGAACGGTGGTGCAAACTATCAAAGCCCCGCAACTTCTACAGTGACACAGTATGGTGATTATTACGTCTACAAACTGACCTATAATTTAATTTTTCAAGGCTCAGGAACCACACTTGGTATGAGAGTGACGTTTCCCAATGACGCTTCTGCCGAATTTCACGGCTGTAAAATAGAGGGTTCTTAAATGTCAGTCACAGAGCAGGCAGCAAAAGCTGCACGAATTAATAGAGACTTGTTGCTAGAAGAAACGGATACTTGGGGATTAAGCGATTACCCCGCCACGCAGGCGCAATTAGATTACCGTCAGGCTTTGCGTGATCTTACAGTACAAGAAGGTTTTCCAGAAAATATAAATTGGCCCACGAAACCTGAATAGGATAAAAACATGCTTGGCTTTACCCCCATAGCCGCAGCGCCGTTAGCTACAAGTACATCCTTGCAGGGTATTGAGTTTAGCGTTGATGCGGGCGTTTACGCTGTAAGTTATCAGGGTGCAGGTAAGCTAATTACAGACCTTTATCCGTCTGGATCATACATCCTAGATGGACGCGCAGTCGATCTGACAAAAGCAATGAATGTAGCGGCTGATGCTGGCACGTTTACACTTACTGGTCAGGACGCAGGCTCAAGACGCGGCTATGCATTTGCGGTCAATGAAGGTTCTTATGCTGTTACGGGACAAGACCAGACGTACATCGTTCATGTCAGTATCTTGGCAAATGCGGGTACATTTACTGTCACAGGCCAAGAAATAGACGTAGACATCAGCGAAACCTTTGACGCGGGGTCGTTTGCACTTACTGGCAGAGATGTAAACTTCGATGTCGGTTACTTATACAGTATTCAAAGCGGTTCGTTTACTGTCACAGGGCAAGAGATAGATGTAGATATTTCTGAGCTTGTCACCGTAGGTGCTTTTGCACTTGCGGGGTCAGATGTTGACTTCCGCAAGGCAGTGAAAATATCTGCTGATGCGGGTTCGTTTGCGGTCACTGGAAATACAGCACAATTAACGGTAGATATACCGATAGAGCTATTTGCTGGAACATTTACGCTTTCATACCAAAACTTTGATGTTCTTAAAGCACTAAACATTAGTGCAGAAAATGGCACTGTAACGGTTACTGGGAACAATATAACTATACGTGGTTGGTTGCAGCCTGTCACGCTCTCAGAGACTTGGACTGAGCAAACGGTTTTATCAGAAACATGGACTGAACAAGCTGCATGATGTATGTTAGCAGCAAAGGAGACATCACATGGCTATCACGCTAACAAAACCCGTAGTCGGCGGTTCTGACGGCACATGGGGTACAACTTTAAACAGCACACTTGATACCGTTGCCAACTATTTGGACGGCGATCTTGAGATTACGCCAGACCTGACATCTGGCTCTTGGAGTATTAGCGGTACGGCGGTTACGGCTACGGCTGCGCAGATAAACATCTTAACATCGCTAACAGCTACGTCGACAGAGCTAAATTACACAGACGGCGTAACGTCTAACATCCAGACGCAGCTTGATGCAAAGGCGGCAACTACATCGCCTACGTTCACAACCAAAATCGTAACGCCAAAGGTCGAGTTTTCAAACTGGACAATTACGGAAACGGGTGGCGTTTTATACTTTGCGACGGGCGGCGTAAATAAAATGAAGCTAGACGCTTCTGGAAACCTTACAGTAGTCGGTGACATTACAGCATTTGGAACGATCTAATGGCGCTACAATCATCTGGCAACGCAATTAGTTTTAGCGACATCCAGACTGAGTTTGGTGGCGAAAACCCTATTAGCATGTCGGAATATTATCGTGAAGGTGTCTATGTAACCACTAATAATTCTAGCATTGCAACATCTGGCGAAACATCGCTTTCTGATTTTTATGACACGGTTCTTGCACAAACTGTTGTTTATGAACTTATTGGCGGCGGCGGCGAAGGTGCTGGTGGCTATTTGGGCGGCCACGGTAATGATGGTGATGACACGTCGATTGCCTCAGCTAGTGGAACTTCTTTCAGCACTGTAACATCGACAGGCGGTGTTGGCGGGACGCAGCCTGCACCTTTTAGCGGCAGCTTTAGAGTTGGTGAGGCAGGTGAAGCGTCATTCTACGGGGCAGGCGGTTCTGGTGGTCTAAATTCTGATAGCGGCAATCAAACACCGGGCTACGCGGCGCCTTCTACATCTTATGGCGCAGGCGGTGGTGGCGGTGGAGCCGCACCATTTAGTGCCAACAACGGCGGTGGGGGCGGTAAAGCGGCTACAAGGCAGACAGGTACGCTTTATCTAGCGCCTAGCTCTACTATTACCGTAACTATAGGTGCAGGCGGTACAGGCAACGCAGGCGGCGGTGATGGCGCAAGCGGATATGTCAAGTTTACTGTCGGAAATGACGTGCAAGCATTTACATCATCAGGAACATATACGGTGCCAACATGACGTTAATACCAATAGACTTACCAGCAGGCGTATATAAAAACGGTACAGACTTAGAGGGCCAAGGTAGATGGCAAGACGCATCCCTTGTGCGCTGGCGTGATAACACACTGCGTCCTGTTGGGGGATGGAACTCGCGTAAACCTGGTTTTAGCACAAACCCGATACGAGGTTTTCACACTTGGGAAGCGAATGACGGGTCGCGCTTTTATGCTGGTGGATCGTATAACGAGTTGAAAGTAGCCACAGCCAACAATAACGTATACGCCATCACGCCAACTGGTCTTACAGCGGGTGATGAGCATAGTTCTCTGGAAACAGGCTATGGTTATGGCGCATATGGCGATGGAACGTATGGCACAGAGCGATCCGCTTTTGGGTCATATTCAGAGGCTAACACTTGGTCTATAGATAACTTTGGGGAGTATCTTGTGGCCGTGTCATATGCGGATGGCAAGATGTACGAGTGGCAACTCAACACAGCCAACGCGGCGGCGCAAATTTCTAACGCTCCGACAGGTAACCTTGGCCTAGTTGTGACAGAGGAGCGTACAATCTTTGCATTAGGCGCGGGTAACAACCCACGCAAGGTGCAGTGGTGCGACATTGAGGATAACACCTCATGGACTGCGGCGGCAACAAACCAAGCTGGCGACATTGAATTGCAGACAGCGGGTCAGATTATGCAGGGTATTCGTACTCGCGGTCAGGTGTTGATACTGACTGACATCGATGCGCACAGCGCTAGATACAGTGGGCCGCCCTTTGTTTACGGCTTCCAGCGTGTCGGCACGGCATGTGGGGCAGTTTCGCGTTTAGCAGCGGTAGACACAGACGCAGGCGTGTTTTGGATGGGGCAGCGCGGCTTTTTCCGCTTTGATGGTAACGTAGTACAAGAAATACCGTGCGATGTGTTTGACCATGTGTTTGACGAACTACAGGATCGCAACAAGTCCAAGACTTGGGCGTGGAACAACTCAGAGTTTGGCGAAGTCTGGTGGTTCTATCAGTCTGAAGCTCAGTCCGACGATGGCGAAATTGATAAGTACGTTGCATACGATTTTAAAGAGAACCACTGGCATATCGGATCACTGTCTCGCACCGCAGGCGCACCGCGTGGCGTATTTCGACATCCTTTTTTGCTGGACAGCACTGACGTGTATCAGCACGAAATTTCTGGCACGGGTGCCACGAATATGTTTGCTGAAACTGGCCCTATACAGCTAGGTAACGGTGACAACATCCTGCACGTTACGCAAATGATCGCCGACGAACGCACAAAGGGTGACGTGCAGCTAAAGTTTAAGACGCGTTTTTACCCGAATAGCGCTGAAACAGAGCATGGCCCATTCAACCCCGCAACGCCGACAGGATTGCGCTTCGCTGGTCGCCAGTTCAAGATGCGCGTGGAGCCAGATGACGGCTCAGAGTTTAGACTTGGCATTGTTCGTGTCGATGCACAGCAAGGGGGCAAGCGGTAATGCCTGTACCCATTCTGCCAACAATCGGACAAAGCCTAGACCAGTGGGGGCGGCAGCTTACGCAGTACCTGACGCAAAACTTGTCAAAGCTAGGCTTTAAGACTGCAGACGATAACCCATCTGATAATGGCATCATCTTATGGGATGAGGTAAACGGCTATCCAGTTGTGTCTAAGGACAATGCGTTTGTGCAGATCGTGCTAGAAGATGGCCACGCCTCGTTTTATCGCACTACAGACGTAACCGCTGCCGCAACAAATACGGCTTACGCAATCACATATGACGCGCCAAGCGGTAATGTCGGCATTGATCGTGATGCTACGGATAACAGCAAGATTGTATTTAGCGAG